GGAAGAACACCGGCGGAACCGACCCCACGCCGCTGGCCGCGACGACGTTCACGAAGAAGGTCAACTGGATTGCCATCGGGACCTGAGCGGCCGGCACACTTCGGCGCGCGCAGGCGCGCCGAATTCGACGCGTTCACACTCTCCACGGACACTCGATTTTCAAGGAAGGAAATAGACGATGCCAGCCCCCACAAGTACTCTCGCCACGCTGCGGCCCGATCTGGCCGCCTGCTTCATGCAGTTCGACTTGGAAATGGACCGCCGCGGGTTCATTTCGCAGTCGCTGCTGCCCGTGTTCGAGGCGGAAAGCCAGGCCGGAAATTTCGGCCAGATCCCGCTCGATCAGCTGCTGCAGAATCGGAACGTCGACCGGGCTCCGGGCGGCGGATACAGCCGCGGCAACTTCACCTTCGATCCGAAGACCTACTCCTGCACGGAGCGCGGCACGGAGGAGCCCGTCGACGATCGCGAGGCCGAGATGTACGCCCGCTACTTCGACGCCGAGGTCATCTCCACCCTGCGTGCCTTCGACGCCGTGCTGCGGGCACAGGAAGTCCGCGTCGCGGCCCAGATCTTCAACACGACGACCTGGACCGGAGCGACGCTCACCACGGCCATCGGCACCGCCTGGAGCGACGCGACCAACGGGACGCCGATCACCGACGTCGAGAACGCCGTCCGGAAGGTGTACACGAACAGCGGCGTCTGGCCGAATGCGCTCGTGATCACCAAGAAGAAGTTCCGCGACCTGCGATTGTCGTCTCAGATCAAGACCGTGATCGCGTCCACCGGGGCCGGCACGCCGACCAAGGCCCGCGACATCACGATCGACATGCTCAAGGCAGTGTTCGATCTGGACCATATTCTGGTCGCCGGCTCGAGCAAGAACACGGCGACGGAAGGCCAGACCGCCACGCCCGACCAGCTCTGGGATTCGACGAAGGCGATGGTCTGTCGCGTCGCCGAAACCGACGACATCCGGGAGCCCTGCCTGGGCCGCATTTTCCACTGGGCCAAGGACGGTTCTCAGGTCGGCGGCACGGTCGAGACTTACCGCGATGAAACCAAGCGGTCGGACATCGTCCGCGTTCGCCACGACGTGCAGGAGCAGGTGCTTTATACCCAGATGGGCCACCTGCTCACCGGCATTTGATCTGCCCTTCGACCCTCGCGCGGTGAGGCCAGCGCCGCGCGGGGCTTTTCTTCTCATAGCGAGTTCCCGTGCCCGACGTCTTTGCGAGCGCGATGCCGTATTTCAACGCGGCACTCAATGGCAACGCCAGCCGGCCGGCAATTTATCGCCGGCCGACGGTGCCCGGGGACTGCCCGCTCGACGTCACTCTCGATGATCTTCAGTTTCGTTCCGAGGAGGGAACCGGCCAGACGGTCGATTGGACTGGCACTTCGATCGGTTTCGACGCCGAGTCACTGGTGATCGGCGGTCGGCGCGTCGAACCGGAACCGGGCGATCTGGTGCTGATCGAGATCAGCGTCTCGGGAGCGGCCCGAACGCAGCGCTTTGAAATCGTGTCTCCGCTGGGAGCCCAGTGTTTCGCTTATCTCGACCCGGAGAAAACCCGGATCGAGGCGCACGCCCAGGAAATCAACGCCGCGGTTGTCTGAACCATGCCCCTTGCCGCTCCCATCACTGCCGAAGAGGTCGAAGTCGCCGAGGCGCTGGCGGCGCAGCTCAATACGCTGTCAGCGGCAGGGGCCTTCAGCCAGAGCTTTGACGCCCGGGTGATCTCGGTTCCAAAAATGGACCTTAAGGAGCTTGCCGACGTCAAGGTGTCGCTCATCGCCGGCGACTCCGACGAGACCGACGCCGGCCGGGGCTTCATCTGGGTCAACACCAGCGTTCTGGTCGGCATCATGAAGAAAGTCTCGGCTCGCGAAACAAACGATGGCCTCGAGGTCGACGAAAGCGAGATCCCCGGCCTGCTCGGTTTCTTCCAGGAGCTCCGCAACGCCGTCCGCCAGGGGATCCCGGCCCTGCAGGCCGCCTGGATGGGAACTGAACGGGGAGCGCTGTTCGGCGACGTCGCTCTGAAGAACCAGGCGGTGTTCTCGAAGGCCTGTCTGGTCAAGCACCGCATGCGGAGGCCGCGATAATGGCGCACAAATCCTGGGGCGTTCCGCACGCCAAATTCCGGCCGGGCAAATTCTCCTTCCAGCGGCGTCTGGTGTTCGATCACGTGAGCGCGGCGGTCGCTTCGGTTCTCGGTCGGTTCGGCGCGTTCGTCCGCCGGCGGGCGAAGCAGATCATCTACAAGGCCAAGGGCCCGTCGAAGCCCGGCAAGCCGCCCCACTCCCACACCGGGATCCTCGAGCGGTTCATTTACTTCGACTGGGACACGCGCAGCCGATCGGTCGTGATCGGGCCGGCGAAAACGAACCAGGTGTTCTTCGACGGCGACGGCCTGCCGGTCACTGGCACCGTGCCCAGCGTCCTCGAGCACGGCGGATCAGTCCGCATCCTCGAGGCGTTCAATAATTTCGCCGGCAAATGGTACAGGGCCGATCTGCGATCCCGCCGCCGCCTGGCGGAAAAGAAAACCCGGATGCGGACGGTCAAGATCGCACCACGTCCATACATGAGCGTCGCGTTCGAAATCGAGCAGCGGAACCTTCCGCACATGTTCCACAATGCGGCCGCCGGCATCGTGACCCGGGCCGCCTGAAATTACCCGCCAGCCCGCCTGAGCGGGCGAATCGTAAGGAGCCACTTTCATGCCTGCGACGCAACTCAGCTATGTCGGCAAAGACCAGAAGCTCTATCGCAACACGGGCTCGTTCGGTTCTCCAGTCTGGGGCCTGATCCCCAACGTGACCGACGTCAAGAAAGCGTCGAAGCGCAACGAGGCGACCTTCAAAACGCGGGCGGCCGACGAGGAGCTCTTCGGCCCGGGGCTGCGCTCCCGCGAATACTCGTGGGGCATGGTCACCGACGAAACCGACACCGATTATGTGGCGATCCGCGCGGCTCACGAAGCGGGGAGCACGATCATTGAGTTCGCGTTCGCGAATGGCCTCATCGCGACGGCCGGCACGGTTTACACGCGCGTCTCCACCATTGTGACCGGCTTCGACGAAGACGAGCCGCTCGAGGACGGCGTTGGCGCCTCGGTCACCGTCAAGCCGGCCAAAGGCGGCGGGGCCTCCAGCCGCACCACGGTCTGATCGACCGAGGAAGTTCGCAATTCGGATTTCACAGTCACCATCAACGGTCATTTTTGAAAGAGGATTCCCATCATGGCAAAGGACAAGAACGCCACCGCGATCGCCACCAGTTTTCTCAAGGCCGCGATCGCCGAACTGGCCCCGATCATCAGCGACGACGACAAGCAGGAGGTCTGGCATACCGTCGACCTCGAGCAGCTGCTCGCTGTCATCGCGGCCGGCGGCGTCGCTGACAACATGCACATTTCGGTCAAGACGATCGAGCTGCAGCGGTTCGCGGAGCGGGCGCTGGCCCCGGCCGGCGACAGTGGCTCGGCGGCAAGCGGCAGCTGATCACGGTTTCAGGTCTCAGACTTTGGATTCTCTAGCATGGCAAAGTTCACCGACAGCACCGGGCAGGAATGGCAGGTCAATATCGACGTCGGATCGATCGACGAGATCGACGACGAATTCGATAAGAAATACGACCTGTACAACCCGCAGCAGGATCATGGCGGCGTCCCTCTGAATCTGCTGCTGCAGGCAGATAAGCGACTCTTCCTGCAGGTGCTGTGGGTGCTCGTGGCCGACCAGGCGGCCGCGCTGCAGCCGCCGCTCGAGCCGAAAGAATTCCTGCGGCAACGCCTGGGCGGCCAGGCCTTTCCCGACGCGCTGGAAGCATTCCTGAAAGCGTGGTGCGATTTTTTCCTCCTTTGCGGCGAGCCGACGACCGCGGAACTGGTCGGGAAGTCGAGAGAGCTGCTCGCCGCGGCACAGGTGCGGTTAACAAGCGCCGTCGCCGGGCTCGACGTCGCCGGCGCAATCGACGAGATCTTCGCCAGTACGTCTGGGAGCTCGCCGGAATCGCCGGCGTCGATCCCACTCGGAGAACCTTAAGGCAACTCGACCTGATGTCGGCAGGCCGGCTCATGGAGGACTGGAACCAAACGTCGCAGATCCTGGCGACGCTCATCAACACGCGGGCCAATCGCAGACGGGGCTCGAGGACGGTCAGGGCGAGGGAGCTCAATCCGTTTCTGGCACGGCCGAAGAAAGCGCGGCCGCTCGATCCGGTCGAGGTCGCCAGGGAGGCGGGGACAAAAGTACTGCGTTCCGGATGAAAGGATGAGGCGTGGCCGGAAACTCTAAAGCCATTCGGATGGGCCAGGCGTATGAGGAAGTTTACGCCGAGCTCTCGCCCCTCGAGCGGGGACTCAAATATGGCGAAGGGCTCCTGAAGAAGTTCGGCGAAAAACTCAGCCGGCTCGGCGAGCCGCTGGCCAAGGGGGGCGGGGCCGCGCTCGGCGTCGAGGGGATCGCCGCGCTGCTCGAGAAGCTCAAAGGGTTCAACGAGCCAGCGGTCGCCCTCCTTAAGGTCAGCCAGCAGACGGGTGCCAGCGTCGAGGCGATCGGCGAGCTACAGCACGCGGCCAAGTCCGCCGGCGTCGACGTCGATTCGATGACCACCGGCCTGGGCCGAATGCAGAAGCTGCTCTTCGAGGCGGCCAGCGGTTCGAAGGAAGCCCGCGGGGCTCTGGCGCTCGTGGGCCTCAGCGTCTCAGATCTGGCCCGCCTCTCGCCCGACAAACAGTTCGAACTGATCGGCCAGCGGATCGCGGCCATTAAGGATCCCGCGGTTCGGACAGCGGCCGCCATGCAGCTGCTCGGCAAGGGGGGGGCCGACCTGATCCCCCTGTTCGCCCGCGGCACGGAGTGGATGGCCCGCATGCGGCAGGAGGCGATCGACAACGGCCGCAAGACGACCGAACAGGCCGAGGCGGCCCACGCCTTCGATCTGGCACTAGACCGCCTATACGGGTCCGTGGGACGCATCACAGGGGCGATGGTCTCGTCGCTGGCCCCGGCCGTCAAAGACGTGGCCGACGTCATTCAGCCAATCGCGACGGCGATCGCCGATTGGATCCGCAAGAATAAGGAGCTCGTGACGACCGCCACTCTGGTCGCCGCGGCCGCCTTTGCCGTCGGCGCGTCGCTGATCGGCATCGGTTCGGCCGCGGCCGCGATGGGGACCGGGCTGGCGACTGCGGGAACAATTGCCGGCGTGGCCGTGGGGGCTCTGCTCAGTCCGGTTGGCCTGGCGGCGCTGGCCGTCGCCGCTCTGGCCGCAAACTTCATTCCTCTCAGGAGTGCTGCCGGCGGCGCGGTCGACTGGATCTCTGCCAAGTTCACTGAGCTCAAGGAGCATTTTGGGCAGGCCTGGCAGGGCATCTCCGACGCAATCGCTTCCGGCAACTTCGGCCTGGCGTTCCAGATCGCGACGGCGCAGGGCTCGCTCGAATGGGCCAGGTTAATGCTCAGCCTGCGAACAGCCTGGATCGGTTTCAAATTCTCAGCGATCGAGGTCGCGATTGATCTGGCGGCCGGCATCGTCGAGGCGCTGGCGTCGGGCTTTATGAAAGTCCAGCAGCTCTGGCAAGAGACGCAAACGCAGATGCTGATCGCGGCCCTCGAGACGACCGAGCGCATCAAGCAGGGCCGGATGCAGCTTACCGACGACGAGAAGTTCGGGATCGGCGTCGGCGTGCGGATGGCGACAGCGGGGCCGGCGATCACCAACAAAGCCGCCGGCGTGGGGATCGCGGCCGGAATCCTCAAAGGTCAACTCGGCACAAACGGCCGGCGGGAAATGCTGGCAGCAGGGCTGGCCGGAGCCGGTGAAATCGACGATGCGAAAAAGCAGCTCGACGCTCTGACCAAGAAGGCCGCCGACGAGAGAGGCAAGGGGATGAACATGCCCGGCACGAACGTCCCTTTCACCGATCACCTGTCGGACCTGGCGACGCACGCCCAGACGAAGGGGATCGGATCGGCCGACGTTCGAACGAAGGAGGGGGCGGATCAACTGCTCGCGTCGCTTCGCGCGTCGCACGACGACGCCCCGGAGCGCGCGGCCAGGACGCTCGAGCAAATGGCCGGCGTGCAAACGCGCGAGGCCGTGGACCTCCGCAAGTCGCGGGAGGCCTTGGAAAATATCACCGTGTTCTCATTCGGGTGATCATGTCGCTGTTGTGGATCGAGGAAACGCGGCAGGAAGAATCCCGGCTCGAGCTGGAACGGGAAGAGTACGTTCGCTTCTTCGATCTGCAAATGAGCAAGTGGAGTGAAGGCTCGCTGGCCATCGAGAAGGCGCTGCCGTCGATTGCCAGGGGCGCACAGCATCCCGATCAGCCGCGCGCCATCGTCACGCAGTTCGAGCCGACCCGCGCCGAGCAGAGCTGCGTCTGGAACCTGCGAGTGACCTACTCGACATCAGGGCAGAAGGCCGAGAACCCATTCCAGGGGCCGCCGCAGATCAGCGTCGAAACGGTGGAACGTTCGGAGGTGCGGTTCGTCGACGCCAAAAACCGCCCCGTCGTCAATGCGGCCGGAGACCTGCTCGATGCGCAAGAGGTTGTGGTCAGCGATCTGGTGTTCAAGGTGCAGGTCAACGTCTCGACCAAATATCCCGCCTACCTCGAGGACTACGTCAACGCGATCAATTCCGACGCCCAGAGAATCAAGGGAATCAACTGCGACGTCGGCACGCTGCAGGCGATGCACTTCAATATCGGCGTCGACGACAACCAGGCTGGCAAGGACTTCGCGCCGATGACGTTCGAGCTGCACCGCCGCAAGTCGGGCTGGACGCGCTACATTCCCAACCGCGGCTGGTTTCAACTCGTGCCGATCCGATGGGTGATTTCAAACGAGAACACGCTCTCGAAGCGGCAGCTGCAAAAGCTGCTCCGTTCGTCCGGCATCAAGCCGTCCGACCTGAAAACCAAATACATCCGGGAAGAGATCCTGTGCGGGATCCCGCCCGATAAACCGAAGGAGCCGCAGTTTCTCGACAAGCAAGGGGCGCACATCGCCAATCCGACACTGAAGAACATCGTGCTCCTGCCGTTCGATTTCCAGGATGCACTTCCCTTCTCACAATTGCCTTTGAAGTGAGGTCTCAATGACTGCCGTTATCAATTCGTGGCGCGGCGACGCACTTCCCATCGCTCAAATCACGCGGGTCACTCCGCTCAACGTAGTCATCGGCGACGGCTTCACGCTGAGCTGCAACGGCAAGTCGGTGGGCTACACGGCGGCCGCGTCGACGGTGGACGACGTTTGCCGGGGGCTGGCTGCGGCCCTGGCCTCTACATCGATCCCGGAATTCGCCGAGTTCCTGGCGAGCCCGGTCGACAGCAACGGCGACGGCCTGATGGATTACGTCGCCCTAGTGGCCGCGACGGCGGGCATCCCCTTCGATGTGACGGCATCGGCGACGAGCTCGACGGCCGGGACGGTGATTGTCACTGAGAGCACGCCCGGGCATGGGGGCATCAACGAGGTGCACCAGATCAATCTGGTGGGGAGCTATTCGGGGGGAACATTCACGCTGACTTACAACGTCGGCGCGGGGAACGTGACGACCGGCAACATTGCCTGGAACGCCACCGCGGCCACTGTGCAGGCGGCGCTCGTGGCGTTGACCGGAGTGGGGGCGGGGAATGTGCTGGTGACCGGCGGCCCAGGTCCGAACTCGCCCTGGTTTGTGACGTGGACCGGAACGCTCGGTTCCCAATCGATCGCCGCGGGGACGATTAACGGCACGAATCTCACCGGCAACGGCGGCGTCTCGATCACGACGACGCAGGACGGGAACGGCACGTCCGACGAGATCCAGTTGATTGACCTGTCGAACATCAACGGCGCTTGGAATTTCACGCTCACGTTCAACGGTCAGACGACCGCCACGCTGTCGAGTGGCTCGACGCCGGCCACGATCCAGACGGCGATTCAGGGGCTCTCGACGGTCGGATCCGGCAATGCGCTCGTGTATGGGTTTCAGGCCGGATCCGAAGGGAGCAACTGCGGTTACTTCTATGTGCATTTCACCGGCGTGCTGGCCAATGCCAACGTGTCGCAGCTCGTGCTCGACGCCACGACTGTGGCTGATGGGGGAACCGTCTCGACGTTGCAGCAGGGGGGCCAATCGACCAGCGATGATTTCCAAATTGTCGATCTGGGTTTCAACGGATCCGCGGTCACCGGAACTTTCACCCTGACATACGGCAACAAAACTACCGCGCCGATCGCCGCTAACAGTGCATCGCCCGTTATGTCAACGCGCGTGCAAAACGCGCTGGCCGCGCTCAGTAACATCGGGGCCGGAAACGTCACAGTGACCACGTGCAGTTTTCAGACCGCGATCGGTTTCGGGCCTACGGTCCTGTTAGTGCATTTCAACGGAGCGCTGGCCAACACCGCGGCAAATCTGCTGTCGGTCGGATCCGCAGGACTCAGCGGAGGCGCCGGAACGACAGTCACGCGGGTTTCCGCCGGCCATGCCAACCAGAACGAAATCCAGACAATCACCGTCTTTGCGACCGGGGGAACGTTCACCCTCACCGAGGGAGCCCAGACCACGTCGGCGATCGCCTTCAACGCCTCTGCCGCGACGCTCAAGACCCGCATTGAAGCCGACCTGTCGGCCACCATCACCACCACCACGACCTCCGGAGCGGGAACGGTCGCCAGCCCCTACAGTGTCACGGTCACCGCCCCGGCCAACACCAACATTGCCGAGCTCACCGCCAACGCGGCCAGCTTGACCGGCGGCGGCGGGACAATCGCCGAACTCACTGCCGGCAGCGCCGGCGCGAGCGAAGTGCAGCTCGTGACGCTCGAGGCCGGAGTCAGCGGCGGCACGTTCGCGCTGTCATTCAACGGCTCGGCGGAATGCACGCCGATCGCCTGGAACGCCGCAGCTGCCACCGTGCAGACCGATCTGCGGGCGCTGCCCACCGTCAACACCGTTTCTGTCAGCGGCTCGGCCGGCGGTCCCTGGACTGTCACCTGGTCGGGTGCCCAAGCCAACGCCCTGCAGCCGCTGCTGATCGGCGACGGTGCCAACCTGACCGGCACATTCGGCACGCAGGCAGTCACCGTCTCGACGACGACGTTCAGCGCCGGCCCCAACCATTACGACACTGCCGCCAACTGGTCTCGCGGCCGGGTCCCTGACACCGGCGACTCGCTCTATTGCGAGGACGGGGACAGCGGCTGCCTATACGGCATTGCCCAGCTCTGCACGATCACGGCCAACGCCGGCACCGACGTCATCACGTTCGGAAAAGCCTCCGGCGACACCGGCGGCTCATTCGTCAACGACCAGATCGTGCAGTTCAGCAATGCCGGCGGGGGTCTCCCCGCCGGCATCTCGGCGGCCACCAACTATTACCTGATCAACGTCGATCGCAACGCCGCCACCTGCCAGATCAGCGCTTCCAGCGGCGGCTCTCCGATCGACATCACGACCGCCGGCACCGGCACGCACACAATGGGCGTGCGTCTCGACTATGCCGAAATGAACTCTCGGTTCACCGGCGATGTCGGACTGCCGCGGCAGAACCCCGGCGGCTACCACGAATACCGCCCGCGCTTCCTGCGAATCGGTCTGCGAGCCGCCGGAACTCAGCAGATCCAAATAGGCACGGGCGACGGGACCGGTTCCGGAAAGATCCAGTTCGACACGGGACCCGATCAGGTCGCCGGCCGGCTGGTCGACACCGGCTCCGGGTCTGAGTCGGGGATCCCGGCCGTGGTCTGGAAAGGATCCCACGCGTCGAACGTCTGGGAGATCATCAACGGCAACTTCGGCTGCGCCCTGTGGGCCGGCGAGGTCGCCAACCTGGGCGGGGCGAAGCCACTGATTCTCCGGCAGGGCCAGGCGGAACTCGGGACCGGCACCACGGTCACAGGCCCGATCGACCAGACCGGCGGCAAGCTGATCAGCGACGGGGCGACAATCAACGGCCAGGTGGTGTTGAGGTAACCCATGGCCACAACTGATCCGGGCGTAATGATTTCGAAGAGCTCGGCCGAGCGCACCGAGAAGGTGGTGCTCGACTGGGAGAAACGCCCGGGCGTGCCAGCCCGCGATCTGACCTCGCCGCCGCAACAGGTCGGCCGTCCCTGCATTCGCGCGATTCTGCTCGAGGATCTGGTCAACGAGGGGCACGCCGACTGTTCGATCCTGATCCGCGTCGACGATCCGACCATCCAGAAAATCTACATCGCCGGCGACGCCGTCGGCGGCACGTTCACTTTGGGGTTCAAAGGGCAAGTCAGCGACAAGATCAAATGGGACGCGACGGCGGCCGAGCTGCAGGCCATCCTGGAGAAGCTGGAAACGATCGGGGCTGGCAACGTCTCTGTCTCGATCGGCGACCAGCCGGGAGAGGCCGGGGCGATCGGAACATTCCCGGCAGTCTGGCTGGTCGAGTTCGTCGGGAAATTCGCCGAGGCGGAAACTGCGGTCCCACTCCTGACCGGGCAATCGCTCGTCACCGGCATGGCCGTCCTGATCATCGCCACGACGCAGTACGCCGATTCCGGCACGATCGAAACGGCCAACGCGGGAGTTCCCGTGGGCCACCCCACGCCGATGCGTGCCGGTGCTGTGGCGCTCCTGCACTGGATCGAGGGCGAAGGTTATACGGTCGGATCCCTCGAGTGTCGCGAATTCCACACCCCGTATGACTCGGTTTATTGATCCGCGTGTGAAGTGACCGAAAGAGGAACGCCTCCATGCTCACCGCGCTGAATTATAAAAGCGTGCTCAACTTCCCCACCGGGAAGCTCGCCGGCCGCTCCACCGCGAGCGCCGGGGCGCTCGAAGCGCTCGACGTCGGATCCGGCCTCTCTCTCGCGGCCGGCGCACTGACGGCGGCGATGATTTCGGTCTCCGGCAGGACGGGCGCTGTCACGCTGGCGACGGGCGACATTTCCGGCCTGGGATCTGTCGCGACGCACGCGGCCGGAGAATTCGCTGCCGTGGCAAGCAACCTCAGCGACCTGGCAAACCCAGCGACCGCCAGGACGAACCTCGGCCTCGGATCCGCGGCGTTGCTCGCGGCCGGTGGCGCGAGCGGGGCTGCAACGCTCGACGGCTCCGGAAAACTGACGGCCTCGCAAATTCCCGACATCGCGATCGTGTCATACCTGGGATCGGTCGCCAGCCAGGCCGCAATGCTCGCACTGACGGGCCAGCAGGGCGACTGGGCGATCCGAACCGACCTCAGCACGACCTGGGTCATTACCGGAGCCGACCCGACGCAGCTGGCGAGCTGGACGCAATTAAGCTACCCGACAGCGCCAGTGACTTCAGTCGCCAGCAGAACCGGCGCGGTCACTCTGACGGCCGCCGACATCGGCAACGGCGCGGCACTGACGCGAGTCAACGATACGAACGTCACGCTGACTCTTGGCGGAACCCCAGCGTCTGCGTTGCTGGTGTCCGCCTCACTGACGCTCGGCTGGTCTGGCCAGCTCGGGTTATCTCGCGGCGGCACGAATGCCGACCTGTCGGCCACTGGCGGGGCCGGTCAATACCTGAAGCAGGCGACGGTCGGGGGAGCGGTCACTGTCGGCACGATCGCCGCCGGCGACGTTCCGACGCTCAATCAAAACACCACGGGCTCGGCGGCGACGTTGACGACGCCCCGATCGATCTACGGCAACAATTTCGACGGGTCGGCAGCGCTCGCGCAGATCATCGCGTCGACGTTCGGCGGAACGGGCAACGGTTTCACGAAATTCAGCGGCCCGGCCACGGCAGAAAAGACGTTCACGCTCCCGAACGCATCGGCAACGATCTTGACCGATAACGCCGCGGTCACTGTGGGCCAGGGCGGCACCGGCGTCGCGACGCTCGCGTCGAACGGAGTCTTATACGGCAACGCCGCGTCGGCAGTTCAGGCGCTCGCGGTCAATTCGACGGCCACAAATAAATTCCTCACGCAGTCCAGCAGCGCGGCCCCGGCCTGGGCGGCGCTTGGCGCGGGGGACATTCCGGCGACGCTCAACGCGACGACGTTCAGCGGCGATGTCACCCTGCAAACGAAAGTCGCGAAGGTCGTCAATGTCAACACGGCCGGCGCGACCGGAGTTCTGGTCACCCGGGCCAACGCGCAACTCACCGGGCAGGTAGCGTCTGTCGGCTCGGTCGCCACCTTCACGACGCCGGCCGCGGATGGGGACTATCTCGTCACGGCCGAGGTCAGGGTCACGACGGCCACAACCCACAGCTTCACCGTGATCTTCGCCTATACGGACGAGGGCAACAACGCGCGAACGGGGACGATCAACTTTTCGAATCTGGCGGGGACGATCTCGCCGACCATTGCGAACGCCGGCGGGGCCGTGCCGTACATGGGAATCCCGCTCAACATTCGCACGAAATCCGGATCGGCAATTACGATCGGCACCACGGGCACGTTCACCAGTGTCGTTTACAACATTTCGGCTTCGATTATTCAGATCGGATAGCACGATGGCAGTGGAACCTACGCTCGCGGAACCAGAGCAGGCTGAGAAACCGATGGAGGACAACGCGGTCGAGGTGTTGAAGGAACTGCACCGCCAGGCAACGGCCGCGCTCAGCCAGCAGCTCGCGGCCAAGAACGACGAAATCGAAACGCTGAACTGCCGGATCCTTTCGCTCGAGCATCAAAACACCGAACTGCGAACGAGACTGACGGTCGTTCACGGCGACTTGATCAAATCCGAACGCGGCAAAAAACCGGGAGCCTAGAGCATGCCTGCAACGCAAACCATCGAGATCCCGGCATCGTCGGGCCTAACCGGCTTGACGGCCAAGGCATACCATCAGCCCAGCGACACCATTTCGCAGACGGCCAGCGCCGTCGTGGCGGCGACGAATCGGAAATGCGTTTATCGCTGCACGTTCACCGACCTGGCGGCAGGGAATTACATCGTGGAGCTCACGGACGGCAGCGGCACGTCGGTGGCCTTCGACACGCTGACAGGTCTGCTGCTGGCGACGGGAACGTATGAGACCGATTCGCTGATCAGTCCATCGAGCGGCGGCGGCGGTTCGGATCCACTCCAGAACCCGCTTGGAGATTATGCCTCCAACACGGCCGGTGGCGCGCTGCAGAAGATCGGGGCCGCCTCGGTCAACGTCACGAGCCCTGTCACCCAGGGCGGGACAATCCGGATCGTACAGGGGGGCGACTATCTGGCCGCCAATGGCCTCGCGATCCCGTTCACTCTGCCGGCCAGCACATTCGGAGATCTCACCGCGGCGACGGTCGAATTGGCCGGGGCTCGAGGCGACGACTCAGTCGGTCCCATCACCGGCTCGATCGTCAACGGAGGCACCGAGAGCCAGACGGCACTCGTCGAGATCCACGCCGCCAATACTGCCGGCGCGTCACCATCGGACGGCGCTGGGGACGACTATCACTACCAGCTCCGCGTCACGAAGAGCGGCGCGAAACTGTATCCCATCGAGGGCAGCCTTCGGCTCGAGCCATCTGTTTTTAGTTGAGGACGAAATCATGAGTGATTGGGAATTGCGCCTGGCGGCCATCCGGGCCGAGGCCGACGAGGCGCGGCGGGAAGCGGTAATGCTCAGCGGGGATCCGGAGCTGTCGGAGATCGCCGTCTGCACGCGCGATCTGCTCTGGCTGCTCGATCTGGCCGACGCCGCCACCTGGGACAACGGCCCCCCAGCGCGGCGTGGCGACTTTGGCACGCGAGCAGCTCCGTTGGCCATCGCTCGGCACTGACAGCATGTGCATTCACATTTTCAACCCGCCCGCGCCGGACTGTTCACCCACGGAACTGTGCGGCAATTGTTTCTGCGTGCCCCCCTTCCACAAGACGATCGGCGCGGTTCAGCCGGGGCAGCACTCAGACTACGAGGGTCTGTTCATGGGGGAGCACATTCTCGCCCGCAACTTCCAACAGTTCATCGGCGGCGGCAGCTGCCTCTGGTTTCTGCCGATGCTATTCCCGAGCGGCATCGGCACATCAATCGTCGATCCGTCGCCGGGCATGTATCTGCAGGCGCAGGGCGGCCGCGGCACGCGGGAATGGACGCTCTCACTGATCGGTTCGCACTTCCCCGGCGTGCCGCTCGACGCGGCGGTCTATTCGAATCAAGCCTTCGGCCAGCCCAAGGCCCCGTGGCGCTGCCTGTTTCCCAATCGTCTCTATCTCGATCCGTTGGCCGGATCGGGAAACTTCGTCGGCATGCCCCCCTACTTCGACATTGAACCATTCTGGCCTTAGGACTGCAGCGCATGTTCTCAGCAACTCAGGCAACCGCCCGCCATCAACCCCGCGGCGACGACGTCGAACACGACCAGTTTCACGAGCGAGTGAAAATCTGCCAGGTCTGCCCTTTGCGGCGTTCGCACCGCTGCAAGGCCGCTAACCAGTTCATCACATTTCTGGCCCGGCAACCCACGCCGGCGTGTCCCGATAGCCGCTGGCCGGGCCAGAACGCCGCCGCGAGTGATCCCCTGGGCCAGGGAGCCAGTCCCGCGTTCCGCATTCCGCGTTCGTTGCAGCCTCCCATGTCGCGCTCGCTGCTCTCGCCCGTCTCTCGCTTGGCGGTTCTGACGGTTTATTTCAACTTCGGACGGAGGCCGATCTGGAAAAAGAACTTTGACACATTCGCTGCCGGGATCCGTTCGGCCGGCGTGCCGCTGTTCACCGTCGAGGTGGCGCTCGACGACGATCCATTCGAACTGCAGCGCAGTTCGCACGTCCTGCAGATCCGCGGAACGCGCGAGCGGCATCAGCTCTGGCAGAAGGAGCGGGCTCTGGGCGAGCTCCTGAAGTGGCTCAATGGCGAGCGGGATCCCAGGCCCAAGGCGGGGATCGTATTCGACGCGCTGGCCTGGATCGATTGCGACATCAAATTTCTCAATCGGGACTGGGCGCGAGAAACGCTGAGGGCCTTGGAGCGCTGCCAGGTGGTGCAGCTCTTCGAGGACACATACCATTTGACCGAGGCCGGCTCGATCGAAATCCGCCGCGACGCCATGCATCAGGGGGGCCGCGTCGAATCGGTCGGCGCTCACTTCGCCAAGCACGGCACGGCGAATGGCCACCCGGGCCTGGCCTGGGCGGCCCGCGCCGACTGGCTCCGCACCTACGGCTTCGAGGACTCGCACGTCACAACCGGCGGCGACGTCTCAATGGTGCGGGCCTTTACGCAGCTGCCCGACCCTTGCAACTTCTACCGCGACGCGTCTGCGGGATTCATGAACTGGATGGGCCGGTGGGCCGAGCCGGTCAGCCAGGCGGTCGACCGCCGCTTTGCCTTCGTCCCCGGCACGATCCTGCACCTGTGGCACGGCCCCACCGGCGAGCGCCGCTACCGCGAACGCTGGCGGGCCCTGATGGACAATGCCTTCGACCCGGCGACCGATCTGGTCATCGATCCCAACGGCCTCTGGGCCTGGTCCGACGCCGCTCGAGCGGCGAAGCCCCGGATGATCGAGGCAGTGGCGGCCCTCGTCGGGCGCTAAGGATCGCGGGCGGGATCAGCCGGTTCATCGCCGGCCGCGGCCTTCCGTTTGAGCTCCGCGAAATAGGGAGCCACGTCGAACGGTTCGAACACCACGACCTGCTTCGTGCCGCCGTCCGCCGTCTCATAGCGCTTGGTCCCGGTCACGCGCCAGTCCGACTTCAGTTCGAACCGATCGCCGTCCGCGAATCCCTTTGTCGGAAATCCCTTGAACCAAGCGGTCTGGTTGTCGCTCGCTGTCCGCCGTTGCTGGCGATCGATAGCCGCGCTCCCCGTTCCCGTCCGCCGGCGATAGATGGTGGCCACGAAGGTGTCATCGTCGATGACCTGGGCGACGCTGATCAGCTGCACCGGTTCAATCAGTCCCTGCGGCGTCCCCAGGTTTCCGACCTTCAGGGGAAAGTCAATCTGCTCCCACAAGACCGCGGCCTCTGCCTCGGCGATCTTCGCTTTGGGCGCTCGCTTTTTGCGCAGGGCCTCGATCGTTTTGCGGCGCTCCTCTTCGGTCGACGCGATCCGCTGCAGGAGGTCGATATCGAGGCGGGGCTTGTCATCCTTCTTTTCGCGTGCCGGCCGCCCCGCCCGCGGCTTCGAGGCCTGGGCCAGGCACAGCGACGGGAGAGCCGCGAGCACGAGGCAGAGCGCAATTCGACGCATAGTCAGTCCCTCCAATGGCGGAAACGCAAACGGGCCTTGAGAGGATCATCGGCGAGCGGGACCGGCTCGTCAAGATGTGCGCCGGAGCGACTGCACGAACCGCAGGACCGTCTCCCGGTCGGAGTTGCCGAGCCCCCGGAAGGAGACCAGCAGCTGCCGTTCGTCATTGCCCGCCCGGGCCTGTTCGTCCGAGGTCAGCAGCGACGGCGGCACGCGGAGCTTGTCGCACGCCGATTCGAGAATCTCGGGAACGTCGAAATAGAACGCGTCGGCTCCGGGCAGCGGTCTGCCCAGGATCAGGCGGCCGGCTCCCGGATGGGCTCGTTCGAAGGTGCGGGCGGCCAGCGCCCGCACGGCCTGCGGCGTGATCCCCTGGACGCCGGCGGCCTTGCAAATCTTGACGGTCGCAGAGTAAAGCGTTTTTCTCCCCAGGCGAAACAGCCGGCGACCGCGGACTTTCTGGGCGTGCGACCTCAGCAGCCGGCGCAGCACCGGGTGGACGGGGATCCGCACGATGTGGCCCGTCTTGAGCTGCCGAACTTCGATCACTTCGGACGCGACCTGCCGGCGTTCGATCTTTTCCATATTGCCCAGCCGGAGGGCCGTGAAGAAGATCGTGCCCCAGAACGCCTGCCACCATTCCGGCCCGCGGCGTTTCGAGAGCCCCGCGGCCGGGATGGCGGCCAGGAACGCGTCAAAGTCGCTCAGGCTGATCCGTGCCGTCTTGCTCGGGTCTCCCTTCCTGCGGGGCGGCCGGCGTGGCACGCGCTCGAGTCGCCCCTCTTCGTGGGCGGCGTTCAGGACGTGCATCACCGTGTTGATCGTCGTCTCGACCGTTTCCGGCGCGAGCCCGGAGCGTCTGGCCCGGCACTGAAACGTTTTCAGCGTCTCCAGGCTGATGCCACCGATTTCAGGGTCCGACGTCAACCGTTCCCAACGCTGCAGCTCGAATCGACGGAGAGCAGACGTCGAGTCCGCGATCGAATCGCCGAGGCGTAGCGACTCGAATACACGGCGAACCGTGTCAAGCCCGCGAATCATCAAGGGCTCATTCTGTCGCGTTCGCGGCGGCGGTTAAATTGCAGTCCCTTGGAGCCGCCCATCCCTGAGCGCTTTTCCTCCCGCTCCGTGGTCAGGTCACGCGGCCTGCGTGATTTGTGCCGGCCGTCCGGCTATAATTTGCGGATCGGCCGGCTGCTGCCGGACTCTCATTTACCGCTACCCTCACACGGTAGAAGTCACAGGTTCGAATCCTGTGCCGCCCACTGGAGAGAGTTCGACCGCAGTCGGCGCTTTGCCGCGAGGCCCGCGTTGCCGAATCGCTAAGTTCCGGCAGCTTTCACGACTGCGGTTGACTCTCTGTTACGTTAACGCGTAATATTGAGGCATGTCAATCGTGATCACGGACGACGAAGCTCGAGCCAACATCTCTGCCAACGTGCAGCGTCTGCTCTCGGTTCACGGCCAATCGGTCTATTGGCTCATGAAGCGCTTGAGCATGTCTCCTGGGGCCATTTATCCGATCGTCCGCGGCGACGTTCTGCCGTCGATCGCGATGGGGGCCAGGATCGCTGAGGCGGTCGGGGCCACGGTCGAAGATCTGCTCCAGCCTCCCCCCGTCCGCCGGCGGAAAAAATCTGCCTGATTCGGCTTGACGGGTGTTACGAGTCATCGTAATATCGCCCGCGTTCGGTCCTGAAAGCGCCGAACGCGAGGACGTGTGAACTTGGCACCTCTGGCGGCCTCTGCCGCGAACCGGGTGCAAACCTGATTTCAGTTGTGATCGGCTTTCCCGCGCCGCGTCTGGTGCGGCTTGGCGTTGCTGGCCCGACGCAGGTTGCGGCGGACGCGGCGCGGGGGAGCTGATCTGGTCGTGAAACCACTTCACGGCCTTCGGTCCCAGGCCAGTGGGAATTGACCCATCGCATCGGATGCGAGGCCATGATGGCTCGAGCGGCCACGGAAACTTTAGCGGCGTTCGTCCAGCGCTACTTCCCGCAAGCGTTCGCGGATGCGCGGCGCGGCGACCTGGGGCACCCAACGATTGCGTGGCTGGCCCGCCGCGCATTCCTGCCTGGTCCTCCCCGGTCGTCGCGCCCTGTCTCTGCAGCCGGAAGGTCGGCGACTCACGATGTCATTTTCAGGCGTCGGCTGAATTGGTGCAGTCTCAGGGAAACCGCGGGGGCGTCGGCCTCGGGTTTAGAGAAGCGAGAACAAGCGGGCTGCGCGTCGCGGCGCTTCGAGCTGCCACTAAGCGACGATCGCACTCCCGGATCCCATCCGGACAGAACTTCAGCTCTGACGGCGGTGCCCCACTCGGTGGCCGCTGATCGGCGTGAAGTTCAGCTGCCCACCGCCGGCCGACGCCGGCTTGACTCGCATCTCGGGTGCCGGCATGGAAGGCGGGTTCCTCGGCCGCGGTCTTTTCAAAATTCGCAGACTGTCAACGTATGCCCGGACTGCGGCCTGTTCCTTTGGGAATGTCGCTGCCTGCCGGGCGAGGGCTGAATGTTTCTGAGCGCGCACGCGCGCCGAATTGGTAGTTACGAAATGGAAAAGATGCGATCGAGGCGGGCAGTCGACTTCGTGCTCAAGCGCGTTGAGAGCCTCACGATTGAAGAGCTCATTCGAGAGCTTGACGAGATGGAAGATAGGGCCCAACTACTGAGGTCGCTGCTTCGCGTCGCAAAAATACGGGAACGTAAAAAGGCAAACGGACGGGCGTTGACTGCGGATTGACGCTTCGGATTTCTATAGGCATTTGGATCTAGACATTCAACATTTCTCAACCGCAAGGAGGCGGAACGATGCTGGTGCTTACGAGGAAGCCGGGAGAGCGAATTCTGATCGAGGACAAACTCACCGGCGAGGTGATTCGGCTTGTGCAGATTCGCGTCGGGCCGAACAGTTCCCGCCTGGGGATCGAGGCCTCGGATCGGTTCAACATCGTGCGTGAGGAATTGCGTGATGGCCGCGTCGCGGAGGCGACAGCGGCGGCCGTCCTTGGGGCTGCCGGGGGAGCGGGAAATTCCCCCGGCAGTTTTTGACGTCTGGTTCGCGTCCGAAGTCTCGAAGGGGAGAGTAACGATGCCTGTCGTGTTCTACGTTGTGGATTCTGTGCCGCTGCAAATGCTGCAGGGCTTTCCAGTCAGGCGGCCGCGTCGCGATGCGTTCGCCGAACAACTGGCCGAGCTGCTCGGCAGTCCGGCCGCGGCCCACGCGCCGCAGTTCGTCGCCGCCGGCCCGATCGAAAATGGTCAGTCAGTCTATGGAGTCGCTGCTCCGCAACTGGCGGCAGAGATCCAGGCCTGCCAGTCGCATCTGGCGAACCATGATGTCGCGCTGGCGACGGTGAGAACATTCGCGGATCAGTTGAACCTCAGGCTCGAAATCACGGCGCGGCGGCTCGGCGACCAAATACGCCGGGCCGATGAGCTCGAGCGGCAGCTCGGCATCCTGCTCGCGGAACGCGAACATCGAGCCGGGGCGGCGGCGACCTGTGGCAACGGCCACGTTCCGCCAGGCTCGAATTCCTCAACGGTCAACGGGTGACCAATGGCAACACTCAAACAGCTTGCGCCGGGGACGCGGTTCGCCCTGGCGGAAATGCCGGAGGTCACCGGCGAGCTCGTGCGGGTCACCGACAACCGGGCGCTCGTGAAGCTCGAGGGAAAGCCCCGCCAGGTCGGCTTCCAGGATAAGCGGGGCAAGGCGCGGCACTTCCGGGCGGCCACGACGCGCCGCGTCTCCTGGGCGGCCGACGTTCGCGTCAACGTGATCCATCGTGACGGCCAGTCGCTTCTGCAGGCCGTCCTGCTCGAGGGAACCGGTTTCAGCGTCGATGGCATTGCCGCGGCGCTCTCCGGCGAACGCGGCGGCCGCGAGACCCAATTGGAACTGATCGGTCTGGCATAGCAAGGGGGGCGCGTATGTCCTGGATGCAGACGTTTACAGGCGAACATTTCGATTTCGATCTGTTCGTTCCCGAGTCGATCAAGATTCCCGACCTGGCCCACTCGCTGTCGAACCTGTGCCGATTCAACGGCCACTGCGATTGCTTTTACAGCGTGGCTCAGCACTCCGTTCTCGTCTCCGAGCGCTGCCGCCCGCCAGACGCCCTCTGGGGCTTATTGCATGACACCCCGGAGGTTTATCTGGGCGATCGGACGCGGCCGCTCAAGGAATGGCTGCGCTTGAATTGTCCCGCGTTCCTGCAACTCGAGTCCAGGATCGAGGCGACGATCGCGACCCGCTTCGGACTGATCGGCCGGGACCCCAACGATTTCATTGAAACCCGGATGCACGTCAAGCACTGGGACGCGGTTCTGCTGGCGACCGAGGCCCGCGACCTGATCAGCGCGCCGCGGCACGATTGGGGGCCGCTCCCGGAGCCGCTGCCGATGCGGATCGATCCCTGGGTTCCCGAGCACGCGGAGCGGCGATTCCTGCAGCGCCTTCGCCGACTGCTCCGCGAGAGGAGGGCCGCCGCATGAGTTCCAGGCCCGACGTCTGCAAGCCGGTCAAGCTGCCGTTCGAGATCCCGTGCCACCTGATCAAAGTGATCTGCGACCAGTGGGACCTCTATGCGTTCGCCGTGCCGGTCTGCAACCGGAACCCGAAGTTCTCGGAACGCATGCCGGCGATCGTCGAGTATTTGCGCGCGCAGGCGCGCCGAATTTGCCCGGCGACGGGTGAAATGGCGAGTCTGGAAAAGAATCCCCAGGCGGCGCTGCCGGTCGAGGGGAGTCCGGACGGGCTGCTCGCGCTGTTGTTTTTCTGCTGCGACGCCAGACCGAGCACGCTGTTCGATCCGATTCGCGATGTGATCGAGCCTGTCCTATGGGCCTGGGAGCGGCGTGTAGCGTCTGGCGACCTCGCGGACGCCCCCGAGGTCGCCGCGGTGGCCGCGGACGCGTAGACGGGGCACGTATTGCGTCTGGCGTTGAAACGAAACCGAAGCGAAGGGGAAAACGCGAACATGGACGAACGCGAAGGGGACCAGGGGCACAAGCCGGCGCGGCTGCAGCGCGAGTTCCTGCAATTCCAGCGGCGTCGCGAGGCGCTCCGGAAGCTGGCGGCCCCGCCCAACGTCAAGCACCTGTTGCGCGTGCTGGACGATCACGCCGACAAGGGCTCCGTCTGCTGGCTGAAGCTGGCGACGCTCTCCCGCGAGATGCAGGTCTCGGAGAGCACCGTCAAACGGGCGGTCGCCGATTCCAAGGCGCTCAAGTTCCTGGACGTGGCCAGGCGGACCAAATTGACGAGGGCCAACAAATACACGATCCGCTGGCCGGAGATCTGGTCGGCGGTCTATGGCGAACCCGGCGAGGAGGCCGGCGGCTCGGAGGCGGCCGAATTGAGAGGTCAACTTGGCCTCTCAACTTCCGGGTTCACGGGTCATTCGGAGGTCAACTTGGCCTCTCAACCGGCCAAATTGAGAGGTCAACTTGGCCTCTCAATTTCGAGTTCAGAGGTCAACTTGGCCTCTCGCATAATAAGGATTGAAGCTTCAAAGGAGGAGGAGGTTGTTTACAAATTACCTCCTCCTCCGGAAGCTGCCAGCGCCGGCGCTACCGCAGCGCGCGAATGGTTAGCGCTCGAAATGGATATCGCGGCCTTCCCCCTGGGGGACTCGGCGCGATCGGTCAAGGCGGCTCGCGATCACGGTTGCGACGCCGGCTTCGTCCGCGAGCTGCTGGCCTGGGCGGTCGCCAACCGATCGGCCTGGGACAACCCATCGGGCGCTCTCCGGTTCCGCCTGCTCAACGCGTGGCCCCGGCAGTCGGTCAGCGAACACTGGCCCGCGCCGCGAAAGGGAAAGCAGACCGAGGCGGATCGGCAGCGCGAGGCGGCCGATTGGCTGGCGGCGTCCGCCGCCGAAGAGGAACGGATCCGTCTGGCGGCCGAACGGCAGAACCAGGCCCGGGCGGTTCATCGGCAGCGTGAGCTCGACTTCGGTCCCGAGCTCGACGCCGTCCCCCAGGCGGCGGCGCTCGAGTTCATCGGCGGCGTCATTGGGAAAGGGGCGGCGTTCCAGATTGCCCGCTGGCGTCGCGACGGATCGAAGTGGCCGCCGTCAGGCTGGATGCGGGACTTCCTGCTCTGCCGTCTGGCCGAGAGAGTTCCGGTGCGGTTCGCGGGCCAGGCAAACGCGGAGGCGTCGCCATGAAAGTTCTCACCATCCTGCAGCCGTTCGCGACGCTGATCGCGCTCGGTGAAAAGCACATCGAGACTCGAGGCTGGCGGCCCGACTACCACGGGCCGATCGTGATTCATGCCGGCAAGGGATCTGGCATGATCCGCGAATGTTGGTCCGAGCCGATCAAGTCGCTGCTCCTGAAACACGGCATCACGCGGGTCGATCAAATGCCGTTCGGATTCGCGATCGCCGTCTCGAAGCTGGCGTCTGTGGCCCGTTCCGAGACGCTGGCCAGGTCAATCCCGGCGCAGGAACGGCTGCTCGGAAATTATCTGCCGCACCGCTGGGGCTGGAAGCTGGAAGGGACGCGGCGGCTGGTCCGGCCGATTCCGCTCCGCGGAGAGCAGGGTCTGTGGGACTGGGAGCCACACGCCGGCTTCGTGTGGGAGTTCGTCGAGCCCCCGCGCGTCGAAACGTCGGACGAGTCGTTCGCCAAACTGAAAAAGGAAATGGACAAGTATCCGGCGGCGCGGGACCGCATCAACGCGTCTTATCCGCCCGACAAAGATCCGGCATGACGCCGCTCGAGTGATCAGGAAATCCGAACCCGAAAACCAGAAAGGGGTGCATGGATGGCAAAGCTGAAATTCGTATTCGCCGAAGTCGAGCTCGCCCAGGAAGGCGACCCGCAGGCAATCGGCCAGTTGATCAGGTCTGCATTAGCGATCGGCGGCACGCCCCAGGCGGCAATTGATTGCGCGCCGGCACGGGCCGCTCTGCCGGCCCCGGCCGCCACCCTGGATCCGCCGGCGTCGCCGCGGGCCGCTCCGGTGGAGACGACGGCGGAACGTCGCCCGAAGGCCCGCCGCAAACGGAAGGCCGAGGCCGAGGCCGAACAGCAGGCGGGGCGCGTCAGCCGCGGCGAGAGCAGCCTCCGTCAGGTCAGGCTCGAATCGATCGAGCGGTTTCTGACGAACGTCGGCAGCGCGACGACGTCGGAGATCGCCCGCAAATGCAACGTGCCCACGGGATCGATCACGCCGCTGCTCGCAGCCGGCGTCGATGCGGGAATGTTCAGACGCACCGAGGACGGCAGTTACCGCGTTGACTAGTCGAATGGAACATCAGCGAGGATCCGAAGTAATGTCACGCGGCAGATCTGGTCAACGCACATCGTATGCGGCCTGCACGCAGGACCTGCGCCAGTGGGCGCGATCTCGCCTGCACGTTCTGTCGCGTGCCTCTACGAAAAGAGCCCGCCGACTGTCGTCGCGCGGCTACTGCGTTGCATGCGTGAATTGCGGCAAGCGGTTCGAGGCCGACTACTCGAGCCGCGGCTGGCGTCCGGTCGTGCGCCTCGGCGAGGACTTCGAGGCGTATTGTCCCAAGGCGGTCTTTGGATTCGGGGAAGGAATTTGAACGATGTCGACACTGCTGCAGGACATTCATTCGGCAATACGGCGATCGGTGCCGCTGGTCTCAATCGCGACGCCCGACCCGTGGCAAACGATCCACGATCTGTGCGCGGGGACGGCCGGCGAACTGCCGAAACTGGAATGGGATATCGTCCGCGGTTTCACCGGCCGCAATAAGCCCGGGCTCGAGGCGGTCGAAGTCTTGACCGAAGAGAACGACGAACGGGGCAAGGGGGACCCGCTCGAGGCGCTCAAGGCGGCGCTGGAACTGCCGGAGCGCTCGCTGCTGTTCATCCATCTGGCGGATCGGTGGCTGGCCGAACCTGTGCTGCTGCAGGCGGTCTGGAATCTCAGGAACCCGTTCAAGAACAACAACCGCATGCTCGTGCTGCTCTCGAAGGCCGGCAAGATGCCGATCGAGCTGTCGGACGACGTCATGGGCTTCGACGAACCGCTGCCCGATTCGCAGCAGCTCGAGGCGATCGTACTCAGCCAATACAAGGCGGCCGAACTCGAGGCCCCGGACGGCGGAAACGAGAAGGCGATCGAGGCGCTCCGCGGCCTGTCGGCCTTCAGCGCCGAGCAGATCACGGCGATGTCTCTGCGTCGGAAGGGGATCGACGTCGACGCCCTCTGGGAACGCAAGCGGCAGCAAGTCGAACAGACGCCGGGCCTCAAGATCTTCCGCGGGGGCGACCGGTTCGATGGGATCGGCGGCTGCGATGTCGTCAAAGGATTTCTGCAGCGCGTTCTCGCGGGCCAGGGGCGGCCGAACGCGATCGTGTTCATCGATGAAATCGAGAAGGCGATGGCCGGCGCGAAGGGGGACATGAGCGGCGTCGGTCAGGATCAGCTCGGCAGCCTGCTCACTTACATGCAGGACCATTCGGCGGCCGGCGGCATTTTCCTGGGGCCGCCAGGAGCCGCCAAGACGGCAGTTGCCAAGGCGGCCGGCAACGAGGCGGGGATCCCCACGATCCAACTCGACCTGGGGGCGATGAAAGGCTCGCTCGTGGGCCAGAGCGAGCAGCAACTGCGGGCGGCGCTCAAGGTGATCACGGCGGTCAGCAATTCCAAGGCGCTGTTCATCGCCACTTGCAACAGCATTGCCGAGCTGCCTCCCGAATTGCGCCGGCGGTTCACCCTGGGGACGTTTTTTTTCGATCTGCCCGATTCGAAAGAACGGCTCGCGATCTGGGAGATCTGGACGGCCCGTTATTTCAACGACCAGATTGGAATCAGAACCAGAACGTTGAAGTCGCTGGGTGCCCTTCCGCCCGACGATGGCTGGACGGGAGCCGAGATTCGTCAATGCTGCGACATCGCCTGGCGACTCGGGTGCTCATTCGCCGAGGCCGCGGCGTTCGTGGTGCCTGTCTCGAAGTCGGCGGCCGAGGCGATCGGCAAGCTGCGCCAGCAGGCCCACGGGAAATTTCTGTCGGCAAGTCACCCAGGCCTGTTCAACAAGGACAGCGGCGTGTCGGCGAAGGAGCCGGCCAAGAACGGACGCAAGATCCAAATCGACGACTGAAAGGGAACCGATGCCACTCGACGCACAAACAAGGGCTCTCGCGGAGCAGCAGCTCGAGCGCGAACGCGACCAAGCCCAGCGGCAGTCAGTTCGGCTCGGCGTTTTCATCTCCGACGTTCGGGACGAGCTCGAATCCGCGGAGCGCAACCACGACCCGTACAACTCGCTGCACGAGGCGTATGCCGTCATTCTCGAAGAGGTCGACGAGCTCTGGGATCTGGTCCGGATGAAATCGCGGGACCGCCAGCACGATTGTGTGCGCACGGAACTGATGCAGATCGCAGTGACCGCCATTCGGGCCGCGAAGGACCTGGGCTATTTGCTCGAGCAGAAAGACGTGGACCATGCCTGAAGAAACCGCAGCCCCCTATGCCCCGTATGCACCAGGCGAGCCGTCTCCCGACTCGTTCATCGGAAGGCTCAAGCGGGAAACGGCCGCCGTCCGGCTGCAATATAAAAAGTTCGGCACGCGCCGCGCTCTGATCCCCGACCAGGTCTATCGGGCCGCCCGCGTGTTCGGGGCCAACCAGCAGTTTCTGTCTGCCGGCAAGCGGATCCTCAACACCAAGGATCCGGTCTGGATCGCCGCCACGGGGGCCATCGGTCGGGCTCGGCTGTACTGGCGAACCATGACGGTGCCGTATCCGGATAAGGGGATCCGCCTGCTCCGTCGCGAGCTCGTGCCGTCATTCAATGTGGCCATGCAGGCGTTCGCGGCCGAACTGGCCGAAGCAAAGCGGGCGCTCGACGAGGCGTATGCGTCGCTGCAGAACGAAGCCCGCAACAGTCTCGGCGAGCTGTTCAACCCCGACGACTATCCGGAATCGGTCACCGAGAGCTTTTATCTGGAATGGGATTTCCCGAACGTCGAACCGCCCGACTATCTGAAGGAATTGAACCCTGCGCTCTGGGAGCAGGAACGGCAACGGCTCGAGAACCGATTCGCCGAGGCCGCCGCCCTGGCAGAGAATGCGTTCGCCGCTGAGCTCTCCGATCTGGTCACGCATCTCGCGGAACGGATGACGCTCGACGACGACGGCAAGAAAAAGCGCCTCAACAAGAAGGCCGTCGACGGCTTCACGGAATTCTTCGAACGTCTCCAGAAAATGCGCATCGGGAGCAACGCTCAACTCGACCAGATCGTCGAGCAGGCCCGCAAGGTTGTCGGCGGCATCCAGGTCGACGAGATCCGCAACAACGACGTCATGCGGCAGAACGTGCTGGACCAAATGCAGCAGCTCCGCGGCCAGATCGACACGCTGCTGGTCGAGGCACCGACGCGGCGGATCGAACTGGAGGACGAATGAGCCAGTCACAGGATCCTCTCGCCGTCCTCGAGCCTTTCGGCTGTGGCTGGCAGCTGCATCGGATCAGCGCGACGACCGCCCTCTGCGACATCCAGTTCCGGGCGTCGCGGGAAATGAGCGAGACCGAAATCGTGGCGCTGCAGGATCTGCTTAGAACGCGGCACGCGTATCGTTGCCGGATCGGAAAGGATCGCTGGCACTTCGGACGGACCGCCCTCGAGGCGGCCCAAGAGGCGGCCAATTCTCAAACGAAGAAGGGAAAGAAATCCACATGAGCCACGTTGCCCGCGTCAGAGTCCAGTTCAAAAACCTTGATCATCTGGCCGAGGCCTGCCGTCGCGTCGGGCTCGAGCTCGTGCGCGACCAGGCGATGTACTACAAGGCCCGCGGTTGCGAGCACGCGATCCGCCCGAAGTCCGCCGAGCAGCTCGACGCCTACAAGAGCGCGATGTGGTCTCGCGACGTGGACTTCCCATTCGGCGTCCAGCGCACGGGCGATAACGAGTGGGGCGTGCTGTTCGAATCGACGCAGAGCGGCTTCTGCCAGCCGCTGGTCGGCGAACTCAAAAAAGCCTACGCCGCAGCCGCGGCGATCGCCACGGCGCGGGCGTCGGGCTTCCGCGTGCAGGAGCGTCGCCTGTCGAACGGGAAGATCCAGTTGATGTTCAGCAAGTAGGGGCGGCCGCGGGGCCGCTCGCATTCAGTCATTCGAACCGGGAGAAATCATGGCGGAACGCATCAGCGTCATCATCGACGACCAGGGGAACGCCGAGGTAGAAGCCCACGGCTTGCGGGGCCGCGGCTGCAGCACGCTCACGCGGGCGATCGAGCAATCGATCGGCGAAACGGTCAACGACCGGAAGAAGCCGGAGTTCCACCTGGGCGCTCACAATCAACAGGGCCAGCAGGCGCAGGCCGGGCAATGAGGACGATCACTGTCTACTGCCGTCCGCTCGACTACCCGGCCGAATTCGTGGCGCGGGCCTTCGAGTATCTGCCGGCGCTGGGCATGCCATGTCCTGGGGAATTGATCGCCCGCGGCCAGACTCTCAAAGCGATCTATGAACAAATCGAGCCAGAGATCAGGGCGGCGGGAATGGTGCGTTTCCGCCGAGCGGCGGACGACGAGCTGTCCATCGTCGAAACGTGGATCTGAAATGAACGCCGACCTTCAGCAGTTCGTGCTGCACGTCAACGACCTGGGCGAGCTCGTGTTCGTCTGGGCCGACGAGCTCGCGGACCTCTGCGGCCTGGGAGACGTATGGGTCGCCCGCGCGTCGCACGTCGAGCCAGTCGCGAACGGTGGCGGCTGGACGGCCGATCTGTCGCCGATCGGCGGCCCCCTGCTGGGACCGTTCCCGCTTCGCGGCGACGCACTGGCGGCCGAGCGGGAATGGTTGGATCGGAATCTGCCCCTCGAGGAGAGAACCCAATGAGCTCAACCTATGCCCGGACGCCAGGCGTTCATCAATTCGGCTGCAAACGGCACAAGCCGACCGAGCAGCCCCAGCGGGACCTCTCGCCGGCCGAGGCCTGGGAACACTGGCGTCGCTGCTCGGCGCGATCGGCCGAGGCGCACGGGCGCTACCTGCAGACCGGGAGCGATGCCGACTTCGACGCCTGGATCCAATGCATCAACGCGGCCTCCCACGCCTGGGAGATCGTGAAACGCGACGGCGCGATCACCGGGGCTGATGAAACCAATCTCGAAGAGGAGAGCGACGATGGGGGCTGACAGCGGAATTGAGTGGACGGACGACACCGTCAATTTCTGGTGGGGCTGCAGCGAGGTCTCGCCGGCGTGCGACCTGTGTTACGCACGGCGGCTCGATTCGCAGCACGCGAGGCGCTTCGGCCGAGGCACGCATTGGAACGACGACCCGCGGCTCCTGCGTGCCGAGAAGGCGGCCGCCGAACTGGCCCGCAACAACCGCCGGGCGATCCGCGAAGGCCGCCCGCGACGCCAGTTCATCAACAGCATGTCCGACTTCTTCGAGAACAAGCCCGAATTGAAGGGGCCGCGTCTGATCGGCCTCGAGGCGATCCGTCTGGCCGGCGATTGCGCCTGCCTGCTGCTGACCAAGCGCCCGCATCTTGTCGTTCACATGCTCACCCAGGCGGCCGTCTCCGCGGACTTCGACGGAAATGCGGCTCTGGCGAAGTGGCTGAGGACCTGGGTGGCCGGCGAACCGCCCGACAACGTGCAGATCGGCGTGACGGCCGAGAACCAGGAATGGCTCGAGCACCGATTCAAGCATCTGGTGTCGATCCCGGCCCGCGTCCGGTTCCTGTCGTGCGAGCCGCTCCTGGGGCCGCTCGATCTGCTCCAAACATTCAATCGCTGGGTCGCCGCGGGGGACAAGATCCCAGGGACAACAACGCAGACCTGGCCGGCGCTCCGGGATTATCTGCGGCTGGTGATTGTCGGCGGCGAAAGCGACGACCGGGGGAGCCGCAAGGCGCGGCCAATGCATCCCGACTGGGCTCGGAAGCTCCGCGACGACTGCGATCGCGAGGAAGTGCTGTTTCATTTCAAGCAATGGGGCGACTGCGTCCCCTCGGTCAACTTCGATCCCGAGGAAATGGCCGATCTGCGGATCGACAGCGAGGGGCGCGACGTGACCGACCTGCCCGGCCTGTGGGACGAGCCCGACGTGCGAATGGACCGCGTCGGGAAGAAGGCCGCCGGCCGGATTCTCGACGGCCGAACGTGGGACGATCTGCCGGAGGTCGGCATCAATGTCTGAACTTCTCGCCGACATGCCCGATCGGGCGCTGGCGTCATGGTTCGGTTCCGATCGGATGATCGGGGACGAGATCGGGGCCGAGCTCGAGGGCTGTTCCTGGGTGGGCGTCCCGTTCGCCGGCGCAATGAGCTGCCTCGACTCGATCACGGCGCGGACATTGGTCGTTTCAGATCTGCACCGGCACGTCATCAATCTCGCGAGGGCCATTGCCAATCCGGATGCCGGCCAGTTTCGGGCGCTGGCGAGAATGTGGGCCGAGGCTCCCTACCATCCAGATCTGCTGCAGCGGGCGCAGGCGTTCTGCCGCGCCAACGAGCCGAAGGACCGCTGGCCCTGCGATCCGAATGCGGCTTACTGGTATTTCATCGTCAGTTGGATGGGCCGATCGTCGAAAGGCGGATCTGTCGACGAGTTCAACGGAGGGATTGCAACTCGCTGGAATAGCAACGGCGGCGGCAGCGGCACGAGATACCGTTCGGCGGTTCGCTCTGCGGTGGCGTGGCGACGCCTAATGCGTCGCTGTGATTTCCACGTGCTCGATGCACTGCTCTTCATTCCGAACTGCCCAGACACTCCCGAGACGGGGCTCTACGTCGACCCGCCGTTCCCCGGTCCCGGCGAAAAGTACAGGTATAAATTCACCATCGACCAGCACCGCGAACTGGCCCGCATGCTCGGCACATTCGCACAGGCCCGGGTTGTCTGCCGCTTCTATGATCACCCGCTGATCCGCGAACTCTATCCGCAGGACCGGTGGACTTGGCGTTTCCTCACCTGCGGCCGGAAGCAAACGAATGCACCGGCCCCCGAGGTCTTGATCATCAATGGCCCGTCTCGCGTGCCGGCAGGCCCCGAGGCGAACTCGCTGTTTTAGAAAGCACGGATGCATGTCTGAGTGGGAACTGATGCCGGAGCCTCGCCGCAGGCATGGGATCGTGCTGACCTGGGAAGGTCGCCGATCGCTGTTTCAGCTGTTCGGACTGATCGCAGTGATCTGCGTCGGCTGCTGCGGTGTGAAAGTTGCGGGCGAGGACGGCCGCTACAAAATTCCAACGGCGCGAGGGGAAGTCTCGATTTCCCGGAGCGTTCAGGGCGTCCTGGATCGGCGTCTGCCGTTCTGGACCTCGGGCTTTAAGTAGCCCGTGGAAATAATTCGCGGCCGCCCCGCCGGAGCGTTTCTTTTCGCGACGGTCACTGCCCTGCCTAAACGGGGCGGCCGCATCTTTTTGCCTTTTCCTGTGGAGAAAGAGACAGCCGAGATGGCATCAAATTTACCACCCGGATACATCGAACCCGGAGACGATTCCGGCGCTGCGCCGATGTGTCCGAACAAACAATGCGAGAGCCACGACGTTGACCGGCTCGACGACCGCGGCGATTCAGAATGGTTCCGGTGCAATGCGTGTGGCTGGGAAGGTGCCGAACCTGTTTGGATTGACCCGCCCAGCTTTGAGCCCGAACCCGACATGAGCGATTTCTGTTGAGAGAGAGTGGGTCAGCACCATGAAAAATGAACTGTATTATTGCGACCTGTGCGGCGAACAGCTCGACGTTCATGTTAATGGCGACAACGGCGCTAAGCGTGGCGGCCACGGAGTCGCCTTCCCTGAAGGCTGGGGCTCGCCGCTGACGATCGGTCCCCTATCGGAACATGAGCGACATATTTGCCGCGGTTGCATTTCGAGCGTCAAAGGAACCCAGTGGCCAGCGATGTATAACGGTTCAGAAGTGCGACCCGGCGTTTTCCGGGACCAGATGTAAGGGGAAACCAGCAGTGAAATACTTCATCGACTGGCTGGGGCGACTGTGGAAGGGACCAGGGGACTGCCAGAACCTGCACTACGCGCTCTTCCACGGATACATGATCGTCGCACCCTATGAGCCGATTTGGGTTTACGAACGGACGGACCCGCCAGAGGATGCCGACGAGGTTGATTGGAACACTGCCCAAAGAGCCATGCGGCCTTTCGATCCAACTGCTGTCTGAGGATTATTTAACAACGAGGTCGCATGAAGCGCCGCGTTACGGTCACCGAGGGCAAGCCCCATCAGATCGGGGCACTGCGGATCGACGTTCGTCGCAAGCCGCGTCACAAGCGGCAGTTCGTCGTAATGGTCGAGATCGCTGGCGAGGCCGTGGCGCTGGCCCTGGCGGCGGCCGTGGCACAAAATAAAAATTCCCCTTGACAATTCCAAAAGCCGAGTATGATCTGCGACGGTTCAGTTGAGGCACGGATTGCCCCGCCTGAATCGCGTCTCCTCAGCCATACAAAGGTGGCCGTCCTAGGAAGCCCCCGGCGTCGAGACACAGGCCCTCCGGTGATCAGCTCACCGAATGGAGTCCCGTGTCTTTTCGCCGGGGGCTTTTTCGTTTTCCAAGCGCGCAGGCGCGCCGAATTCAACGAAAGGACCTGCCACGATGGCACCCACACCAGCAGCCGCGGCATCGGTAAACCAGCCACGCAGTCGAACGCGTCCCAACGCCCTCACCGGGTGGGACTGGGGTAAGCTCAGCGGTGGCATCGGGACGATCGTCGTGGCGGCGGCCGGCTGGGCAAATTCCATGCAGGGCAAGGTCGACACGGCCATCGCCAAGCTCGAGGCCGTGGAGATGCGTCTCGAAAAGTTCGAGGGCAAGCTGGAACGGATCGTCGAACGCCTGCCGGCCCGCGGCCAGGTCGCCGCCCGCGTGAAGGAGGCCGGCGAGTGAGCGACCAGGCCCAACAATTTGAGCCAGGCGACATACTGGCATTCTACGGACGCGGAACGATCAGCCGCACCATCGAGCTCTTCACGGGCTCCCCGACCTTGATCCCGCCTTTCTGGCGTCTCGCCCCGTCCCACGTCGGCATCGTCTGGCCGATGTATAACCACGGGCCATTGCTAGTCGAAAGCACGACGTTGTGCGATCTGGTCTGCCGGCTCAACAAGGAGAAGCGCAAGGGCGTCCAGTTCCATCGACCCGAGGATCGGCTGGCGGTTTATCCCGGCCACGTCGCTCGGATCCGTCTGGCGAACGGCTGGAAGATCGACGAAGCCGAGGCCGACTTCATCACCGGCTGGTTTTATCACCGCCGCAAGCTCACGTATGACGCTCGCGGCGCGATCTGCAGCGGCACTCGCGTTCTGAAATGGACGCGGCTTCTGCCGACCGCCGATCTCGGCTCGCAGTTCTGCTCTGAGCTCTGCGCCGCAGCCCTGATGCGCATCGGCCGCCTGCCGATCGACAACCCCACGGTTTACAACCCGGCCAGTCTGGTCGCCCAACTTATTCGCAGTGGTGTCTATGGGCCGCTCGAACCGCTTTCGCCAAGTCCGACGTCTCTCGATTCAGCCGCGCTCGGCGCGGCACCAGGAGCATGACATGAAACAGATACGAGGCGCATTGCTGCTGGCGGCCATCGTCGCCGCTCTGGCCTTCCTTTCATCGCTGTTCGCGAGAGCAGCCGACGCCGCGCCGATCGTGCGGATCTGCCAGCAGGAATGCCGGGACGGGAGGTGTTATCAAAACTGGACATCCGGAACGGTGATCGGCCGCTGCAAGGACAAACTGGCGATTCTCACCTGCGCCCACGGGACGCAGAAAGGAACACACCAGGTCGAGATCGAACAAGGCGAAGGCTGGGAAGAAGGCGAGCTCGCGGGAATCGACAGCGTCCACGATCTCAAGTTGCTGCTGGTCGATCATGCGGCGACGACCGGGTGCTGTCCACTGGGCAGCGTCGACCCGCCCATCGGTCAGAAGTTGATCACCGGCGGCTTCGCTCGAGGCCGGACGCTCCGCTGCCGGGATACGATCGTCAAAGGCTACTTCGGCGACGAGCTTGTCGGAAGCGAAACCTACACCGACGGCGAATCGGGCGGCGCGGCGCTCCTGGGAACGAAACTGGTCGGAGTGATTCACGGGGACTTCGGCCCGACATCAGCGATCCCTGGGAACCGCAAACCATCGTCACTCATCAACGACGGGGCGCTCTGTTCACTCGCGCCGATCCGGCGATTCGTGAAGGGCAAGCTGGGGATGATCCCCGGCGAGGCGGACTCGAGCGATCCGAAGGCGGCCACGCCGAAGGATAAGCAGCCGGCAGCCGAGGGCGGCCCCGCCGAAGCGACGAAAACAGAAACCGTCGGCGCGGATGAGTTCCGGAACGCGATTGTCGATCAGCTCAAGGGCGAGGTCGCGAAACTGCTTCAGGAACACGGGACGCAGCTCAAGGGCGACGTGGCGGCCCTGCTCAAAGATCACGGCGGCGATCTGAAGGATGCGATCTCGGCCAGCGCGGCCAGCGGCAAGCTCGACGTCGGCGCGCTGCCTGAAGAGATCAAGGCCGAGGTCGCAAAGCTTCTGGCGGGACACGGCGACGACCTGAAGCAGGCCATCGCGAAAAGCGCGGCCGAGGGGAAGCTGGATCCGGCCGCGTTCGCGCCAGTCCTGCAGTCGGTCGCCAAGTCCGCGGCGACCGACGTCGCGGGCCAGGTCACCAAGGAGGCGATCCCGTCAATTCTGTCGGCCATCGGCGTTCACCTGGGCGGCGGTGCACTGGCGGGCTCGGTCGGCGGCCCCGCGGGGGCGATTGCCGGCGCGGCGATCGGGCTCGTGGGATTCTTCATCAATCGCACAGTCAAGAAATCATTGGCGAATCGTCCGCCATCCGGACCAACGCCCCCCTGGACGATTCCGAGCGGGGGCAATGTTTCCTCTTCGCCGCAACTCGCGCCGGCTCCGGTTGCGGCCATCAACGACCAGCCGGCACAACGCGCTCAGATCGTCGTTATGCCGCCGGCTGCGGCCCAGAGCGACACAAAGTATGTTCCTGTGCCCGTTGCCGATTCACTCACGGACGATCTCAACTCTGCGCTCGATGCCGAGGTCGCATTGCGGCCTGAGTTCGCGGCCGTCGTCGCCAGGGCCAGGAATTCGGCGGGCATTATTCATCGTTCACGGAAGGCCGTCACACCCTCCGCACCGTTCGTCAATTCCTAGCCCCGATTGCTTTTACTCAGGAAGGTCCGCTTATGGTCGCGTCTCAATCACAACCCGTTTTTGGAAACAATCGCGTCCTGCTGTTCGCAGTCGATCCGTGGTCTGGCTTGGGATTCGGCGCGCCGAATCCGGGGGACTCGTTCTTTTCGCAGAACATGCCGATCGTCAATCTGGTCGACGAAATCGGGAAGTGTCAGTTGATGCTGATGCTCGACGTCACGGCGCGCGGCTGGCAGCCGCCGAACGTCGACGTCGCCCGCAAAATGGCGGCGATGTATAACCGCGTCGCCAGCGTGCTC